ATACCTTGCCTTCATTCTGTGGGTTTGATGGGTCTGAAACCACCAAGATGTTAGAGACATACTTCAAGCGACGTTTCATCTTACGTGCTTCTGCCTTGTCTTCTTCGACGCCAGAGTTCCACAACTTACTGTTGTACTCTGATACAGGATCATCACGATCCAATGTTGTCAAAGAGTTTTCGATATACCACTGACCTGTCGGTCCTTGGAAACCGTGATCCCAAATGCGTACAAATGGGAAGTCTTCTCCACTTGGTGCTGGTAGGAAACGAATTACTGCGAAACCGTTACCCGCTTTGTCGCGTGTAGGCTTCCACATTTTACCTTCGTTGGGGTCTGAATAACTCTTGCTTTGAATTTTCTCAAGCTGTGAGTTTAGTTTGTTCAATGAGTTTGAACGGTTCTTTTTTAGTGTATCAAAATCCATGATTTGTATCTCCTAATTTTGCTTTTTATAGCGTTGTGTATGTTATATTGCGATGTATAGTGAACTAAGTCCACTGCTTATTTATATCAGAAAAAGTGTTCTCGAATGATTTTCTTGAACTTTTTTTCATCTATTTTCAAGAAAGGTCTGTATTTTCTTGATCGTTTAATTATATCATAAGCTACGATTTTGTCAAGCAAATTCTTCTCCCAATAACCAAAAATATTTGCAACATGGGTTAGAATTGTAAATGTCTCTATCGTTATTTGCTTTTGTAGATATAATGACATGATAATGGGATGCTGTCCTTTAACTGAAACGAAGTTGGATTGCCAATCATCATTTAGTTTGTTCAGATCATCCTTTACCACCCTTGTCAAAGATTCGTTCTTACGACGCCATTCTGTATAACGTTGCTTTCCCTCATCTGAGATTATGTCCCTTACCCACGCATTCTTATTGTGGAGAAGGTTTGCTAATAAAAGTTCTTCGATGTTATCTTCTTCTGATAAGCGATAGAATGAGTACACGTCATTCCGTGTTCTAAAACTTTCCACCTTAGCATTTGTTCTACCTTGGTACTTATGGAAGTCGAATTTGTCAATGTTGAAGTGTCTGTGCATTGCTTGATACATACGATACGCATCAAAACTTTCTTTATTCACATAACTCCGTGATGTCTCTCTCATCTTTAACCACCATTTTCATTTTCACTGCCTCAGTTCTTACTTTTTCTTTTAGTATTGAGGACTTCTTAACGATGTCAGCGACTGCTTCTATTTCTAAGTCATTCTGACGTGCATATTCAATTAAAGCGTCAATGTAGTTGACGCCCTTAGATAACATATTAGATATTTCATGATGCACCTTCTCAGGTGTTCTTGGGTTGATTATAGGTTCTTGCTTATCCATTAAGTGATTTTACACCATTAGTCCAATTCGTTGCGGCATCTTCTGCCCAATGAATAGACTTACCTTCGTAAAGTTCCTCTTGGATGAACTCTTCATTAATAAAGCAACGAATTCCTGATCCGTTACTAGTTTTAAAATATTCGGCTCTGAGTGTTTGCCCAGCCTTTTCTACAATAATGTATTCGCCTGCCACTTTACTTTCCTTTATACTAGAGGTTGATTTTAACCCACCACAACTCTTGCAGTAGTGTACGGTTACCTTAAATGAGATGTCACCAAAAGTTATGTAATCTATACCTTTAGCTATAGACACCATACCACAACAACCGTTAATTGTCAAGTTATTTTTCCTCGAATAGCACGTCGTTGACGTATGCTTCTTTGTCTTCTTCACTGATGCCCATGGCAAGAATTGATCTATGCAAATGAGGATTTAACTTTTGATTTGAACAGTATTTGTTCATTATTGGAAGTGTATCACGCCCTGATACAGTTGCATGTTCTTCCATTTTAGATAGATAGTATGTTACCAATTGAGATGTAACTGAAATAAACTGATCCAACTCATGACCTTCTCGTATGTTCCCAATTGCAATCATCGAGTCCGAAAATATCTCTGTAGCCCACTCTGGTAGTTCTCGTGGTTTATTCCACTTCAAACCTTGAATAGCCATCTTCATGTATTCGTTGTATGGATGGTCATATCCATGAAGTGGAGAAAAGTCCATAAAAGAACCTGTGATCTTTTTAGGTCCTGCTACAATATCAAAACCCATGATTGGCAACTCGACACCTTCCTATGGGAAGATGTTGATATGCATTAACCACAAAGACTTGGCATCCTTAGGTTGGATTGTCTTTAGGTGGCACTTTGCGACCTTATCATTCTGCCAAAAGGTATCACTCCACCCCTCGAACTTCATGTTTTCAGTATACTTGGAGTTGTCGTATCGATAAAAGCTATTATCAAAACGTTTTGTCAAACTATCAGCGTAGTCATTTAATTGGTTCCACAATGGAAAATTCATGTCTTGCTCCATCTATACCCATTCATAAACTTAGGGTAATTGGTAGATTGTTTAATATTCTTGTATTCCTTTTCATCCACAACATGTGTTTTAATAACAACTTTATCTTCTGTCATTGGATGTAAATACATCAATGCGTCACCACAATCAAAATCATACTGCAAATCCTTAATGATAAACATGTTGATATGTGTGCTGTGTTGATACTTATAATTTACAATACCTGGTGGTATCAATATAGTAGAGTTGGTAGCATTAAACGACCAAAAAGCTTGTGATTGGTAGAAGTTAACATCAGACTTCGATCTGAGAAACCAAGGAGACATAATCTTAACATGCACTTTTGGTGCGAACTGTCCTATGGGTGAAGTCTCTGGATCATTGTGATATGAAGCCCCAAAGTCATAGTCGGCGTGTGGGAACTGCTTGTCTACAGTATCACCAGTAGCTTTGACAACAAAGTCAGACCAAGCTGGTAATGTGAAGCTATGTTTCAGATTATCAATCATAGCAGGACATCTCTTAAACGTCGTACTATGAATTAACATCTGATTTTGCCTATACAACTTAGTAGGCTTCATATCTTTAAACCACTCAGGAGTGTAATTTTTACTAGGCGCAATTGGCGTCTTGGCAATAAATTCCTTATCAGTAAAAGCATCTACTGTTATGGTGTTCTTTTTAAATTTAAATAACATTACTTGTTCTTACGTTCTCTGCGCAATCTATTATATTCATTAGTCGTTCGAGTTTCTACAATACCCTTAGTTTCTTTGCGACGTTCCCTTGCACCTAAGCTTTTATGAATTCGCATTGCTCTATCTTTTGGCTTTAAGTCATTGACTGCATCGAAATCTGGATAACCCTTTTCAAAAACTGGTTCTTGCATTAGTCTCTCCTTTATGATTTATAATATTTCTATTCTACACTAAAAACTCTTATTTGTCAACTATTTTGATAGCTCATCGAACAACTCTGACGCAAAGTCAAAGCATCGTTTAGCTTCTGTTTCCATACCATCATGTAGTAGTTTTCTGAACTCTTCAATGAGAACTTTAGTATCCCCTTCGAACTCATACATAACACCTTTACCTGGGGTCTTAGCTTTGATTATCTGACCACCATGTAGTTCACCAAAGTGACGAACGTACATATGTGATAGTAGACCATCATTATCGTCTGCGTCTGCAAGACCTTGCATGTGTGTCATACATTTGCCTACAGACTCAGGGTAATGATCGATATCGTCAAAACCATAGATTTCGCCCAACTCTTCGATATCTTGAAGAATACGTGGCGCTCTGTAAATTGTGGTAAGGTTTGGGGGAATGATAACTAAGTCTTCAAGCATCTTGTAAACTAGGTATTGGCAGTTAAGAAACTTGTAATATACGAATGGATCAATACCACCACTAATTAATTGCTTTGCGAACTTTCTGCGTTCAGCCGCTTGGTGATGCGCCCATGTAAGTTGTTTTAGTTTATTTGTCATAATAAATCCCCATGCTAATTTCTTTTATTTATACGAAAAAAAATAATTGAAAACGCTTGACACCAGACGAATCATTGTCTATAAAGTATGTATAAGTTATTTAATCAGAAAGAAATAAAATGACAAACATGACACAAACAACCCAAAATTCCTCTTCTTGGACTACTAACAGAGGCTATAATGCAAGCATAGAGTATGTAGCTACTGTAGGTTGGGTTGCCGCTTGGGAGTCTTCAGACTTGTCTCATGGGGATGAAGAATACTTTGACACTGTGAAAGATTGTATGTCATGGCTTGCAGGTGAAGACCTTTAATAAGGTGTCCTTTTGATTACACCACTTGCAACGTCAAAGGGAGAGGTTTTGCCTCTCCCTTTTTTTACGCCTAAACGTAAATTTACTCTTTTTACTGTGTAGCGTAACTTAGAAGTCGAAAGACAACGTTACAGATGGTGAAACCACTTCTGTATTCAAGTTATAGTTCACAGCACCTTCCAATGACAATTCTTCACCGATTGTGTAAGAACCACCAACGTTTTGTGTCATGTCGTCTGTATCACCGTTCAAGTAACCAGTTAGACCCATTACAGTAGCGTCTGCTTCGAAGCTTGTCTTTTCGCTTAGTGTACCGTATGATACTGCACCACCAAGACGCACACCTTCAATCATTCCTGCTGTGTCTGCACGACCCGCTAAAACCCACTCTTTAGAGTCGATGTTATAGTCAGCCGCTGTAGCTACATCAAGAATGTTAACATTCATCCCATATGAAAACTGTACGTTTTCTAGGTCTGTTACGTCTGTACCGATTGCATCAAAACCAAGTGCAACTGTTGCACCCATTGCTGATACTTGCAAGCTCTCTTTAGTCATTGTTGGCTCTTCGATTGTACCATTTACTGCGGCACTTTCTGTGTCGAACCAAATGTTACCTTGTTCACCGAAAGACAATGTTGTCGCGCCTACAGTTGTACCAATATTCCATTCGTCAACAGATACTGATGTACCTGGAGTTGCTTTAAAAGAAATACCACCAGTTACAATACCGTCTGGTGCGTTAACGTCGAGATC